TACAACTTTATATTCTACAACGTCAATATATGAATTTTCTGCAAATAATTCTTCGAGTAATTCTAAACGCTTATGATAAGGTACTTTGTATTTACCTTTTTTCTTTGCAAATTCAATTGGAATAATATCCCATACTACATAAGCTGGTACTTGATTATCTTCAAATTTACCACCTTTCATAACAGATGTTAAAATACCGTTTGAAGTAGTACGGGGTAAAATTTTACCATCTTGTTTTACAAGAAGCTCACCATGCGTTTGATAGCCATTAATATGTTTAACACTATTGGCAATATTTTGGAAATGCTCCATTGGCATAACAGAACCTTGTCGTGATACAAATTGTAGATCATCAAGGATATTACCGTTAGCATACATACCATCTAATTTAAGTTCAGAAAAAACACCTTTTTTCCAATTAAATTTTGATGGCTTAATTTTTGTTAAAGTGCTACAACGCATATAGCTATATTCAGGAATTAAATCCTTATATACCTTATTCACTGTACTTTCAGAAAAACCTGCTCGCAAGTCTTTTTTAATAATATCAACTAAAAGATTTGCTGATTCAGCTTGCAAGCGACTTAATTCTTGGCGAATAGCCTCACGAGCAGCATTACCTGTTAATTTGCGTTCAATTAATGAATTCAATAAAGTATAAGTAGTTTCGTCAAATACAGCAGTACCATTAGTAGTAATCCAACTATGTTCTGGAATAATACCATAAACTTTATGCGGATTAAAAGCGTATTCAACGGCTAATCGAAATTGCTCATTCTCAATAAATGATGCAACAAGTTGCTGTTTTTGGCTAGTCGCAGATGTTTGTGCAACTTCCTGTAATGATTCAAATACTTTATTACTATCCATTTATTAACCTTCTATAAAATTTGGGTACGTTGCAATATATTTATTGTACATTTCTTTGTCAGCAAATGTTAAAAACATTAAATATTTTACTGCGTCCTCTATCTCATTAAATGACGCAATACATTTATCATCTATACATACTTTAAGATATGTATCAATAGTAAGATTATACCGCAAATCCGGATGTATATACAAATTATTTGCATTATATTTGTTATATGAATACAAATTAGCCAAAAACTTTGAAATATATAATCGAGTTGACCTTAAATTAATATATGTATCAATATAATCTTTTATATTATGAATTGATTCATCATTAACTAAAAATATATTACCACATTTATATAGTCTATTTGTCAATTTAATAAATGACTTATTAAAGACAGTTGACAATATAACGGACGTATATGCAATATTATCATAAGTTGGATTTAAAGATAATACTGAATATTTAGTTTCTGATCTGTTAATTAAAGATAATATGTCTTTAATCGATGGAATCATCATAATTTTAAATTTAATAATGTAATTATTATAAATGTATGGTTGCATGAACGGATGTTTTTTAACAATAGATTTAAGACCCTTACAGTCAATTAATGTAATAATAAAACCTGCGTCATATTGCACGTCAATATCACCAATTAATATATCGTCTGATATATATGTCTTAAAGTCATCAAATGAATTAAGTATAAATGCATCCATTTTAGTTCTCCAACATATTGTTTAATATTTTATGACGATCATCATTTTGTAAAAAATAATTTGTAATATAATTAACGACTTTATTGATATTTGTAGTTTCATAAAAAGCGCGAGTTTTGCCTTTTTTATGAAGTGTATATCCAAAATGAGTCATTTCCATCATTAGATCATCACAAAATATAAATTGTTGACCTTCAGTAGGATCCATATGGCGATCTACATTATTCATAATATACGCTAATAATTTAAACCATAAGTCTCTAAAATCAGGTTGCGAATTTTTGCCACGACTATAGTCAGGAATTAAATTATCAATAGATTTATATCGATCTTTATCATATGGAATAACATTATATTCAGTAGCATTAGAAACAAAAAACATATTTTTATAAAATGCTGAATTACCATTATATTCCAAAAAACTATATTGGTCATATTTTAATTGAGATAATAGAGCAAATTGGCGGTTGTCACGATATTCATTATCAATATAATGCACCAAATAAAATTTTTCAATAAATTTAAAGAAGTCTGGTGTTACTGATTCAAGTAGAATTTTGAATTCACCCCAGTCAAAAAGATGTTTTAATAAAGGATTTTTATTTAAAAAGTCAACAATATAGTTATTATCAAACTTTAAAGTAAGACAAAGATGTTTTATTGGTTTATTAAGATCATTAATATACTGTCCATCTTTTAATTGATCTATTTTTACATCAATAATTTTAGATGTATCAATACCAGATGAGGATAAGCTTTCAAAATTAATTACTGTAAAATATTTCATAGCAACAACTCGCATATAAGATATATAAAATATATACCATATATACGAGTTTGTACATACGTTTATACTAATTCATTAACATATTTTACTAAATTATCGATTTGCTCATTTGTCATCAAATTAATTTTATTATTTACAAGTGATTTGACATTACTTTGTAATATTGATCGACGAACAATTGATTGTTTATCAATATAACGTTCAATATAATTTAATGCTGATTGCATTGAGCCTTTAAGTCTATAAATGTTATTTGTAAAAATTACATTAGGATTATCAGATGAATAAAAAGAATTTGGTATTTTATATGCTTGTATAGGGTCGCCATCTACGATATAAAATTCAAAATTAACTGATCTAGTTGCCGCGTTATATACCGCATATTTTACTAATTTTTCTTCAATTTCAGCTTTATATAAATAGCCATTCGGTATATCATTTTGATATGAATCGGTAATAAAAAATCTATCAATAACATCTTGCTTGACATTAAAAATTAAATCATTACTGATTTTATTAATTTTATGATTAACTGAAATATCAGATGGAGTAATATCATATCCTGGTTTTAAATCATCAGATGTAACCAATTCATGTACATAAAATGATGATGGTATTTCATTTAAAATAAGATGTTTTGCACCCATATTATATAAAGTATCATCGTTTGGCATCTTATAAGAAATAATATCTTTTCGACCATTTCTAATAATATATTTACCATATGGTAATTTGGCAATAGAAATATTTTTACCGTTACCAATACCGCGTTCTTCATTAGAAGTGGACGTAATCATGCCGGTATAACATTCAAAGTATGCTTTATTCAATTGTTCTTCAGTCGTTCTCATATTGTTTCACCACTTTAAATGTTTTATCTTTAAGCTGATTGTAGAATTGTCTAGCTTCTTCCTTATATGATTCTTTGCCTAATTGATCCCAAAATGAGACTGCATAATAGCGAGCAAAAATACATTCGCTTAGATCTGGATTCAATACAACATTAAAGCATGCGAAGTCAGCAATACGGTAATGGTAATTTTCATGACTTGTTGTCATAAATGTCATTTTACCATCTTTATCACGTTCAACCGAAATATATCCATGTGTCCAATTGATAAATAAAAATTTTGATTGAATTGCATATTTTCCGTTTGGAAGATCCGCCAAACGTTTATAAATATCTTTAAGCATATTAATTGACCCTTACATAATGGTGCAATTATACCTTATGAATAAATAAACGTATATACCTTTGAGAAAATACAATGGATTTTTTAACTTTTTTAAATGAATCTTCATACAGAACAACAATAACACAAGCCGAAGCTATTGAGCTTGTAAAAAAACATTGCTCCCATATTGATAAAGATAATTATATTATTCGTGGAGCTAATAATACTGGACAATACTATATATTTGAAGGCCAAAAAGGCAATCGTGAATCCCGCAATAAAGATAGTAATGGTAATTATTACACTGTAATGATCGATCATTTTATTAAAAAAACTAAATCAAATTTACCATTAAGATCTGCTTCTATTATTTGTACTAATATTAGCAATAAACGTCAAGCAAAAATATTTGGCGATAATATGTATGTAATATTACCTTATGACGATACTATTATTGGATGCGTTAATAAGCCTGATATCTGGATGACTGAAACATCTATTGGTGATGACTTTGGTGATTTAGAACAATATAACACCCTATTTTTAGAATGCAATATTGATTCAAGTAGTTATGAATCAATAGTACGCGATATTAAACATATTATTGAAAATATTAATGATAATAGTAGTAGTCAAGAAGAATTTGTGGCAGAACTATTTAAACATGATGTTAATAATGTTGAAAAATATTTGTCATATACATATGACCCAAAGCAATTAAACTTTACCGCTATTAAGTCAAATGAGATATCCAAAATTCACGGAAAATGTGAATTTTGGATTGGTGGACCATGCGTAGCTGTTTTACTCGACCGTTGGGAAGAGTTTTTAGAAATACTTTAAAAAAGTGAAGTTGTCTTTCGTTGAATTCTGATATGAGGGTTAATACCCTCATTCAGGTTTTTCAAAATCATATCAACAATCGATTGTGCATCCATTTCACCATAATCACTATTTAAATTATAAACCGGCACATTATACTTACTTGCTATCCTTATGGCCTGGCCCGTTCCGCCAGTTTCACGCGAGGTTAGCTTAGTAATACCATCAGCTCCATCTGGTGTCCAGCATATAACAAATGAAGATATTGGTTCGTCATTAATACCCATTACTTGGAAATAATTTCGGATCATCATATTGCGTGGGCCTAATGATAATTTAAATCCAGCTGGATGAATAATGATACTATCATATGCGGCTTGATAATTTGGGTGTGTATCATTTATATAAATACAACCTTTATCATACCAATTATGGCCATTAAATACTGGCTTGGGTAAAAATAAATTCATATTTTTAAAATCAGATATACCAGATTCAAATGCAGTATCCGCACCTGTCGCAGCGCCGCTTCTCAAAATAAAGTTATTTACTTCTAAAATTGAAGCTATTTCTGTCATCAATTTAAAAATATCAGGTGGTGTTTCTCTACTACCAATCCCAGCGTAATATTTTACCATAATATATAATCCATGTTTTTCAATCTATGTGTGTCGATCAATTTAGTATTCATTAAATCTTAATTCATTAAACTCTTTATACTTACACTTAGTATACGCTTCACATGCTTTTCGTAATACACTTTCTACGCCAAAGCATGATTTATCTTTAATAACTATAAAATTAATGTTTTTTGATGCTAAAAATTTAATCTGTGACTCTGCGACTTTATAATCAGCACACCTATTAGATACGCCAGTTGATAATACTACATTATCAATTTTTTTATAATCTAACGATGTTAAACTATTTAAGACGTCTTTAGGTGATTGATGCAAATCAATGTTTTTTAAATACTTTGCTTGGTATTGTGTATAATCACCAATATAAATCGTATCAGCTTTAGTCATTACATTCATACTAGCTAATAAAAATATAATTGCTAAATATTTCATGCATCTATTCCATTAAATTTGTATATACAATTATATAACGTGACTTTATATAAGTATATAGCTTTTTTATTAAATAAGAGTAAAAAGGACATTAAAAAATGATACTTAAACCGCTAATTAAAAATTTCTTGATCTATCAAGGTACCACCTTTATGGCGAATTTTGAGTGGAATATTGATAAATATCCTTTAGAGCCTGGTTGTATTGCAGAGATGCAGATTAGACCTGATATAAAATCTGAGACTGTAATTTGTGAAGCAACTTCCGAAAATGGAAAAATTATTATACATCATGCCGAAAAAATTATTGAAATTAAAATTCCGGCCCGCGAGACCTCTCAATTTGATTTTGAGAAAGCAGTGTATGATATTGAATTAGAATTTCCTAATGGAGATAGATTTCGTATAGTACAAGGTAACATGTCTCTTAATTTGGAGGTAACTCGAATTGAGTAATGATATTATTAGTATTAAAGATTTAAATACTGAAACTTATCAAATAAATAGTGTTGATGAAGAAGCACCATCTGTTAATCCAGCTGATCATATTTTATTAGTTAAATTAACAGAAGCTGATAGAAATGCATTATTAGCGTTATTTGAATCTAAAGAAAGTGCCGCTTTACAATATGAAGAATTTAATAATAAAATAGATGATATTTTAAATGGTAAATTATCAGAAGAAAATATCAATACTTTAAAAAATATTTTCATGACGAATGAACATTCTAATGAGACTTATGCTACTAAAATAGCATTATCGCATGTCATTAATAATGTTGGTGAAACATCGCAAGAAGTTGGTCGTATTAAAATATCTTTATCATCTATTATTAATAAAACGGAATTATTAGATGAACGAGTTAATATATTAGAAGAAAAATTAAGTGAAGCTAACGTTACGTTAAGCTCAATAAATTGGTAAAGGACCGTGAGGTCCTTTTTTTAAAATCTAAATCCATACAATTTAGCTGATACACTATTAAAGCCTAAATCCAAAATAACAGCTTTACCTTTATATAGTCCCCAGTTTGCAATACGTTTTAGATCGCCATGGCCAATTTCTGGCCATTGATGAAATAGATCTGTTAAATTATGTACTAAATCAGAATCATGGTCAATATGCTCTTCAATGGCTTCTTCTTGCTTAGGTGATAAAATTCGATGACTCGTCACCGTATTATAACAATAGTCAACTAAATCAGTTAAATCAACACCTGTTTCTTTTTTAAAATAAGATGGTTTGATCTTTTCAGCCATTTCAGTATGGATCCACTTAGCATCGTTGTTATATTCGTCATGATCAATAATTGGAATTACAATTCCCATTTCCTGAATATAGCCATCATATAGATATTGCATTTCTTCTTTATTTTGTGCAATGCCTTTTTTATTTTTAGCGACTTTTAATACTGTATCCCGACCTTTATATGGTATTTTAAATGCAACGCGCGATGATCCGTTACCAACTTTTTCAGACATAGCAGTTGCGTATTCAATCATTGATTTAAATGTACCGTTATTAAATTTGGATTTATCCCAATTATCCGGCAAAGGCGCTTCATTTAAAAAATCAGCAAATTTCATTTTTTTATTCCTTTTTTATAGTCTATTAATAAAACCATATGTTACAGATTTGTTTTCCGTTGCTTTAATACCATCTATTTTTAATAATTTCATATAGTCAATAAATCTAGGCTCTTTGAATATCAATTGATGTAAATGATCTTTAGTAGACCCTCGTATTTCTTGCATCAATTTTTTAGCTTTATCAAAAATTTCTTTATCCTTAATATTAGCATACTTCCATAAAATGCCGCATAAATATGTCATACTGGTTACATTTTCAATTCTGCCAATATCGCATATATTGTATTTTGATAAATCAGCATCTAATTCATGAAATACAAAGTCACCCTTTAAATGGCTATATGTTGTGGCAAAATCTGGATCTTCTGTATACCAAATAAGTGTTTTACCAGGTGGAATTACCCCACCTCTATAAAGCTTAACTTCATTTAAAAAATCTACAAATTTCATTATTTTGCCAACTTATATAATACAGCCGAGGTTGAATCATATCCGATATCTAAAATAACAGGACGCCCTTTATACATACCCCAGTTTTGAATGCGCGCTAAATCACCATAACCAATTTCTGGAAAATCTGTTAATAATTTATAGATTGCTTTAACGATAGGGGAATCTTTTTTAAGCTTTTCGCCTCGTTCGCCTTGTAATTTAGAACCAATTGATAATTTTGGTGGATTAATATCACGGTTAATATAAAGAATTGCGTCACGCAAAGGTAAACCTAATTCTTCTTCAAAATATGCGTCATGAATTTTATCAGCTTTTTCTGTATGTAACCAACGTGCTTTATGGTTGGTTGTATCATAATCAATTAAAGGGATTGTGATATTAAGCTTTTTAATTTTTTCATCATTTAAGTACAATATTTCTTGTACATTTTGAGCAACGCCTTTTGGATTCTTTGCAATTTTTAAAGCTGTTTCACGACCTTTATATTCAATATTAAATGCAACACGTGATGAGCCTTCACCTAAAGATTTTGAGCGTTCTAATGCATATTCAACCATGCCTTTAAAGTCAAGTCTACCTTTAAACTTGTCTTTATCCCAAGCATCTGGTAATGGTGCTTCTAATAAAAAGTCTGCAAATTTCATAGTATTCTCTTTTTTTACAATTATTTAATAATTTTTGCAGTATATATAACAGAATTATCATTAATTGGACAGTTTAAATCATTACTAAATCCAACAAGACGCGTATTATTAAAATTTATATTTGTAAATTCGCGTTCAAAACTTTGTACAGAATCCCGTTCACCGGTATAAGTATTAGTATAAGTTAATTTATTTCCATTAAAATTAAATATACCTTTCATTATAGTACCTTCTCCAGTTTTAGTAAATAAATTAATATCAGTGTTATTATTAGTTTCCCGTATATTAATACTAATATTAGAATTATTATAAATTATATATAAATTAAAAACTTTAGAAGTATTTTCACTCATGCCATACATAATGGTACTAAAAGATATATT